CATACCACTTGGTGAGAATAATGCCATGAATGCCTTGTTTGCAAATAATTTAACTGCTTCTTGTAGCATTGTTTTGAATAAATCCTTAAATGACAACTTACCTGTTTCTACGAAGTTAAGTATTGCATTTTCCCAGCCTTGTGTTAATGTATTAAATATTTTCTTACCTGCTGAGGCACTATCTTTAACTTGTTTGTCAAATTCTATAAATCCTTCTTTGAAACCATCTAAGAATTTTGTGCTTGGACCTTCATCTTCTAGATCTTTTCTTTCAACTTGAAATTGTTGTAATAACCCTAGAAAGTTGTTTTGATATTCACTTAATGCTTCAAGCCTCTTATCATATGCTTCCTTTTCATCATCAGTCATCATATCATATTCCATGTTTAATAATATGGCATGGTTTATTTGATCACCCAGGAATTCTTTGTTTAATGCTATTCGTTTTTTGTTATATTCGTTTGTTGCGGCTATTCGTTCATCATAATTTCTGATTTCATCTTGTGTAACGCCACTATTAATATATTGTAATCTGCTTAATTCATCTGTGAACGCGGTAAAGTTCTTTAATTGTTCTCCATATAGGCTAGATATAGCATTTGATAATGCTTGATCCTGTAGTGTTTGTGCTTGATTTTTGATTAACTTTGTTCTAGCATCGTATTCATCATTAATTTCTTTTTCTTTTGCTAATCTATCATCAGCATTTATCATTGTAAGATCATTTAGATTTCTTAACTCATCTGCTCGTTGTGATTCTAAATCTGCAATTTGCTGTATAAGTGCTTTTTGTTGATCACTTTTACCAAATAACGAATTTTGAAGATCTAATTGTGTTTCTAACTCTTCTCTACCTAATGCTAATTCACCTGTGATAGATTTGAATGTTTCATACTGATTTTCTTGTATTCTTGCTCTTTCGTCTTCTTGTGCTTTTTGTTTTTTCTGTTCTTCTAGAAGTAATTTATTTAATTCAACTATTTCAGCGGCTTGTAAAATACCATCTTTATTAGCGTCTACTTGTTTTTCTAATTCTGTAGTTACTTTTCTTTGTGTTTTTTCGTTATCTTTAGCCGCTTTTTCACCACCTTCTAAGGCATTTATAGCATCTTTAGCCGCTTCTTCTGTTTCACCTAATGCAGTATTAATTCCATATATTGCACCAGCGGTAGCAGTTGCGGCAACGGCTAATATTCCCCAACCTGCTGGCCCGCTTAATGCTAATAAGGCCGCCTGTGCAACTGCTTGTGCTTTTGTAACTATTTGTAAGGCTTGTATTGCTTTAACGAAGTTCATTACGCCTTTAACTGCGGCTACACCAAAAGCAAATGCGGCTAATTTAATGTATACATCTAAATTATCTGCTACATGTTGTATTGTGTTTGCTAAACCTGTAAATACACCTGTGTTAGATTCTATTCTGCCTATTATTTCTATAAATGCATTCTTAAGTGACACGAATGCTTCACCAACTGTGCTTACTGTTTTTGCAAAATCCTGATCTATTGAATCGCCTATTTCTTGTGTAGCCGCTACAAGCACATCTGATGTTAAGAGTCCCTGCTCTGCCATTTTTCTTAATTGTCCAGTAGTGACATTCAATGTAGATGCTACTTTACGCATAAAGGTAGGGTTAGCCTCCATTATACTATTGAACTCATCACCTCTTAACACACCACTTGCTAATGCTTGTCCAAACTGTCTAATAGCACCTGCACTAGCATTTGCATCTGCACCAGATATTTTTAAGGCTTTTGAGAATGTGCCGGCTACATCTGCTACTTGCTGTTGACTTAATCCCATTTCATTTGTTGCTATAGTCAGGTCTGTAAATAGATCCGCTACTGGGCCTAATCCACTTCTTGTTTCTGCCGCAACCTTTTTAACTAAATTAAATGCACTAGAAGCCTCAGCACTGCTTGAACTTACAGATTTTAATCTGTTTGTTATTTGTGTAAATTCATCACCTAGGCTGACAAATTGTTGCACTGATGCCGCGGCTAATAGTCCTTTGAACGCTGACTTTAATCCATCTACACTTTTTTTAGCATCTTTTGTATCTACTATTAATTTAGTTCTGATATCTGCCATCAAATTCTCCTAAACATTCTGTCTAATGTTTTTTCTAAATATTTTAGTGAAGGTTTGCTCATTCCTCTTGGTGCTTGTCTGCTATAGCCTTCATCTAATCTTTTTGCATAAGGATAATCGCCTCTAATCTCTGCTTTTAATCTGGATTCTTTGTATTTTGTATTACGTCTTGCATTACCACCATCAATAGGCGTGGCTTTTTTGTAAAATTCGTATGTATCTTCAGTGGATTCATCGACAGCATGGTTTATTTCCTTTTGTAACTGTCTTAAATCTCTTTGATTTACTTGCATTTTAACCTTTGCCATAAAATCTCTGACTTAATTCTTTGATTTGTTGTGGATCGTAATCTTTAACATTCAAATTCTTGTTATCCTTTTTCTGTAGAAACTTTTGATATGTTGTTGCTACATCAAATACTAGCATATCGAAAGTATCCGCCTTACCTAACACTTCACTTGGCAACTTGTTATATCTTGTTGCTAATATATCTACTAATAGTAGAAATTGAGTGTTATCATCCTTTTCATCAATTGTATGGCTTGTTACTTTCCCAAATGCTCACCAATCAACCTCATTGCTTCTGTCATCAAATCAAGCGGAAGTAGTTGCTCTTCTGTCATTACAGGAGAACCATCTTCGTTTTTGATTGTTTCTAAAAGTAGTTGTAGGTATTGTCCAATATCATCTGTTTTAGATGACTGGGCTATTTGTGAGAATACATGTAATGGTTGTCTGTCATACATGTAAAAGTCCAGTTCTTCGCCATATTTTTCAACTAATGCTGGATTGTTTATTGTTAATTTAACCAGTTGTGGTTTTTTTGATAGTTCTGCTAACTTCATATCTTTCTCCTATTGATCTTTGTCTATCCTATCTTTCAAATTATGAACGGCACTTAAACAAAATGCCAATCTATTAGATGCTTTTTCTACATCTTTTCTAGCACATCTTACTTCATTCTGTGCTTTCGCTATCTCCATCTCCATGCTCTGTAGCACTTCCTGAATCGAGTGTTTGTTCCAAATCTCCATAACTTTTTTCCTCTATATCTGTATTTATCTGTTTTTGTTTTTTGCTTGATTTAACAGATTTACTATCTGGTAATTCAATATCATGTTTTTTTGCATATTCATCCATATCTACTTCGAACACTTTTCCGCGTTCTTCTACACGAATAATTCTGCTTTCTTTAGTCCATTCACCTTTGTGATTGAAACCTCTTAAGAATTTAGTATATACCATATGTTTCTCCTAAAGTGAGAGCCCCGAAGGGCTCTCTGAATTGCGGGTAAATTATCCTACAGTGTTAAATTACTGATTTAGTAATTTCTCCATTGATAGTCAATTCTAAGGGGCTAATAAAGACCGCTTGATCGATTGAAGCACTAGGTGCCAATCCACCGATAAAGCCTTTACCTGTGACGTAGTTAGCGCCACTGCCTGTTCCTTCGAATGTGAGTGAGAAATAAACTTCACTCTTAGCAATTGATGACCCTAGCAAACCAACATTAGCAACTTCGTTAACGGCGTTTGCGCCATCACCAAAGAATACATTATCATCTACTAGTATATTCATACTGAGACTGTTTTCGTTAGTTGTAGTAAATGCACTTGAGGCACTACTATCTAATGTTGAATATCTTACAGTTCCTGGTGTAGCATTTAATGTTACATCCTGAATTGTAGGAATTTGTAGTCCATTTGTTCCTGTTGAAGGATGGACATTTGCTAAAGCACCACTAGCCACATCTATAACTGTGAGGATGACCTTACTACCGTCTGTTACATTCATTACTGCCATATTTTTCTCCTATTATACGGTTGTAAAATTATACTCGAAAGTATATGTTATTACATCGTCTATTATTTCTGTTTCGTAGTTACTGGTATTTTCTACCGTTCCTGTAATTGCGTTCCTAGAAATTAATAGATTTGCAATTACGGTATCTATATCACTTGTTTGATTTTTAGCATCAACAGCCAGATATGCGTTTATGGTTGTTGTGGTTTCATATATGTCTGTTCCGTCGAGAGTGTCATATAGTTCTTCCACTGCAATTTCTTGCTGATCCACATATACTGTATTCAAGTTCTTGGTATAAAGCGGAATGCCACCCGATTCGAATGGCAATTCCTCACTTATACTATATGAAGTATGTCCGCTTAAATTAGTTGTAATTTGACTGATTAAATCTGTTCTCTTACTCATTATCTAACCTGCACTATACTTCTTCTTGATCTTGAACGTCTGGTTCGCATATATGTTATAGCCTTTTCGTCAGCCTGAATAGTGCCATCGTTATCAAAATCATACCAATCTGCGATACTGATTAGTTCGTTGAATAAATCATTGAACTTTGCATCGTAGTATGATATTTTAGATACTTCTTCACTTTCAGGATTACCGAAATCTGCAATTAGCGGTAGTATATATTGTGCGAATGAATGATAAACACATAATTCTGTAAATGTATCTCTTCTGCCGTTTGCATTTCCTGGATCTATAAGATTAGGATTTACATCTGGTAAAGCATTTAAGTTGTTTATGGGATTACCTACATAAGCATTATATCCTTGCCACCATGTCGAGGCTTTTAACTTTAATAATATACGACTTGTGCTTTTTTCCAACATATCTTCTATAAATTCAGAAACATCAGCGAAACCTGATTCCGCAGGTATCTTGATGTTATTGCTTTCTAAAAGACGTTGATCCTTTTGCACTACATCTGTGTATTCTGCAAATGAAATTACATTTCCTCCGCCATCGACTATAAATGCCATAAAATCTCCTCAGTTATTAAGATGCGTCTGGTAAGTTGTTACTTCTAAACAATGTTACACCTGCGATTAAGGCAATAGAAGCATCTCTCAATGCGTTGTTACCTAGATCAGAAAGTGATCCGATTGTTGTTCCACCTGCTAGAGCGATTTGATCGTTAATAGCAAATTCGAAGTTAGGTGAAATCACACCAATATATGACCCATCTAAGCCTGTAGGCGCATTTTGAGCGCGGAGCAAAGATGTTGATTTAGCCAGGGCCACGACGTTTGCGGCTGCGGCAAAATTAGTGTCATCTCTTGTTGAGATCTTACCAATGAAATTACCTCTTAATGATGTAAAACCATTTCTTACAGTTGCTCTCATTTCATGAACATCTGTGTCTGGGTTATACCACATTCTAACTGATGGTTCTCTTTTAGCCGCGTATGCCATCGCTTCTGGTGACATGACGAAGTTAAGAGTGAAGTCTGCGTTTGCGCCGAGTTCACCTGTATCTGCTAATGTTGAACCTGTTTTTGCGGCTAGTAAGCCTGCTTTGTCAGTTGCTTGTGCTAAACCACCAGAAAGTCTGGTAATAACTGCGTTTCTAACGACTTCTAATCCGCCGTCTTCTAATGATTCCTCTGAAACATCTGTAGCAACACCTCGTTTTGAGAATGTTACATTAGCCGCTGTAGGTGAGAAGTTAGATTGAGAACTTGCTGTTCCAATAATACTTGCACCTTCAGATACGCTAACTGCGTCTACATATGTGTTTGTTAAGGGGAATCTGACTTGTGAGCCAGTTGAACCGGCTACTACTAAAGAGTTCCTAATAATTTGCTGATTAGGTAGCAAAACTGCATCCATGTAATATGGGACTAAATCCGCTACGATGTCAGCATATAATTGTTGAACACTTGAACTTGTTGTTCCTGCTGCCATTGTTTTCTCCTATTATGACAATGTTTATTACTTAAATCCCATCTTAGACATTTGACTTCTTACCATTGAATCGGTAATACCATCTCTGTTTAAGAGGGGTTGATTTTGACGTAATCTTAAATACGCACTTCTGTATTCAGCATCGTTATTAACTCTGGCATCATCTAGTGGCTTATTGCTTCTAGATGCATTTGCGCCTGAGGTTTCACCATACTGTATATCAACACCTTTTTTGCCTGTAGCGAGACCTAATAAATCTTTACCTACATATTCTACTGCTTTAGTATAATCAGGTGTTTCGCCATCTGTAGTCAAATAATCATCTCCTACTTTGATTGCGAATGTATCACCTTGGACTGCTAACATGCCGTCTGCTTTCATTAACTTGATAACACTTTCTCTTTGTGAAGGTGTCCAGTTACTTGGCATAGCATTTTGCAATTTGCCCATATGATCTTTTAGCAATAGATCTTGTTGTAGGCTATTTACTTTAGCCTTTAACTCTTCAACGGTTGCTTCACGCTTTTTAACAGCATCTCTTAGTGATTCTACATTAAGACTTCCACCCTCTGCAGGATTTACTTCTTGTAGTGTAGAAACTACTTTTTTAACACTGTCTATGCTATCCACATTTAATTCGTTGAGGATATTTCTTTCTACTTCATGTTTAGCACTTGCGGCGATTCTATTTGTGTCATCTCTGGTATAAACTCTTACACCATCGACAAATATCTTGCCGTCTCGTTGCTCAACTTTCGGTGTTGTGCTTTCAGATTTTGTATCTGTTGCTGTTGATTGCTCAACATTATCAACAGGATTTGCGGAATCTGTTACCGGAGCACTATTCTGTTCGGTATGCTCTGCCGTGTCTAAGGATGCATTATCCATATTTTCTCTCCTTTATGTCGATAGAAGTCATCGTATAACTTCGGGGTTTCTTGTGCCCCTACCTAAAGACTGTTATTACTATAGGTTGAATCTATAAGTTGATTTAACCTTGTTTTAATCTTATCCTTCAAATTGTTCTTAAATTGAGGCATTTCTTCTACATCTGTGCCTCTAGCCATTTCCATACGCATTTCATATTCTTCGTGCGTATTGAATGGCATGTAAATTATTACACCATCTTCTCTGGTGTGAGTATGGAAGCCACCTGTGCCACCTAATTCTCTGGCGCGGTTTTCTGCTTCTAATTGTGATTCGAATGTTTCAGGTTCGTATGTTTCTACTTCTGTTAAGAACACACTTGCATATCTTTCATATGCGTCTAATAGTGTATTCATTTCTTTGATTTCATTCTCTACACCTTTTTGACTGTATAGTCTGTTATAACTTATTGCTAGATCTTCTGGTGTATCTTGATCTTGCCAATCAAACCATATTTTCCATAAGTTATATTCTGCTTGTTCCATTGCTGTTGCTTTTTTGCGAATAAATGCTTCTAATTTGCTGTCATACATTTCTATTTGTATGCCTGAGCGGCTTGCTTTGATTAATTCATCTGATCTAATCATTGCAACTTGATTCATTTTTTCTATTTTTTGATTCATTAATTCTTTGATTTCTACTATACTATCTAGTGTAGGTGATTTGAAATCAAACACATAGTTAGGCTGCCCGTTGAGGCTGGCTTGTGTAATAATCACCGAACCAGGCTCTGCAGATACACTGTTATCATTACGATTAAGTGTTTCTTCATCAACTACAGTTACTGGATGTGCCCCATACGACACGGCAGAGTAAATCTCGCCCATATCCGAATACACACTGCGTTGAATTTGTGCAATATCAAAGATAGGTGTATGTCCTACACCATTATGAATTTTAGTGCTTTGATAAACGGGTCTTACGGGAATGTAACCCAATGGGTTGTCTTGTATAATCCTGTAAAATCCTTTTCCATCATCATCTTCTAGAAATTCTGCTATGTCCGGCACTGATATATTTTCATATGCGTCATCATCGTCACTAGTAGGCATAAAGATGGTGTGTAGTTCTGTAGGTGTCATATAATGATATATTTCGAAATCCGGCTCTTGTGCTATTCTTATCATTATAGCATTAAGTTCCAGTTCGCCTTCTTCTGTATATGCATAATTCCAATTGATTACATCTGTAGGTTTATGCATTTTGAATTTAGGATATTGTGCTGATGCTGTTTTCATTACACTTACCCAAACTACACCAAATATAGTAGAATATGTATCTACCATACTCATAAATTCATTGATCGAATTTTCTTCTCCATCGCAATTCTTTATGAATGCTTTAACATCAGGTTGATCTGGTAACACTCTTTGCGGTGGAGTTCTAAATAATATTGCGTTATATTCACTTGTGTATAATCTTGTGTATGGGAATACCGGAACATTTTTTAATTTTTCTTGATAGAAATTACTTGCATACTGCAAGCCATTATCTGCTTCTTGGCTGGTATTTACTCTTTCTACTTTGCTTTTGTATATTGCGGTTTGATTACCGAAATCATCTACATCATAAGTATTGATTACTTCACTTGGTGTTGAATAATCGTTATCGTATGCTTTTAGATAATGTCCTTCTCTGTATTCTACCCCACCATAAAATGATTTAACTGCTAATTGCCAATCATCATAATATTTTGCATATAGTGGGTGAGTTGTGGTTATGAAGTCTATATAATCTATTTTGTTAGCCAAAATTATCTCCGGATATATATGTCATACTATTTATCTATTTTCTCTTATTTTAATCAAAATGCCTGCACGAATGACGGAGTTAGAATTAGATTTGAATATCAATTCGCACAGGACTTGTTATAATTTAATAGTTGTTACATCTGATATATTTTCTATAGGTTGTTCTTTTTGTCCAAATATACCTGCTCTTTGTAATAATGCCAACATATGGGGCATATCCCATATTGAGAATTTATAACCTAAACTTTGTGCTACTCTACGCATGTGTTCTGGTTTTTTTGATCCCTTATACTTTTGTGTTGCTTTCATTATTAACTCCTATTGCTTTTTCATATTGTTCTTTACTTATAGATTCTGCGTGTAAACAACCTGTTTGTGTGGCATAATATTGTATATTTTGCATTACAACGTCTTGACTATCTCCTAAGAAATACTTGTATATGTCTATAACATCATAATTTTCTATATCATCTAGATTGTTAGGCTTTGCTTTTAACCACTTGTATGAGAACTTAACGAATGCTAAATGTTTTTTGTTTTCAGTCTTTTTTGTCTTTGTCTTGGGCATACTTACCTTGCTTAAATATTCTATCGAACTTGTCTTGATAGTCATCTGAGAATGTGTTTGTGCGTGGTGCAGAACCTTTACCACCGTGTGTTTGTCCATATAACGGTTTTAATCCATCTTTGATACTTCTAGCCGCTTTTAGTTCTGCACTACTATCAATTAACTTTTCTGCTTGTCTAACTGTTGCTTTGTCAAACTTTTCTGTAACTTTCTTATCGAATGAATCCTCAGGCATCTCTTTTCCTCACTTCATTACCGAATCCTGCCATTAAACAAAATATTGTTAAGGGTAGGAACCATGGTGATATATAGCCTAGTATGTGTGCCCATAGTAGGCTTAATCCTGTTAAACTACAGGTGTTAATTCCTGATGTTTGATGACTGCTTTCTTTTTTTAGATATTCTGGTATTTTCATTATTTCTCCTTAAATATATTATTTGTATCATAATCACCTATATAGGGTTTATATTTCCATATATAATTTATAGCATATGGATTATTATTTTGTATATCCTCATATGCATATATAGGCCCGGGATATTTTTTGTATATTGCACCTAGCATATCGTTATTTTTTTTAATTGTAAGCGAATGCGTATCTGCGAATCTTTGATCTATATCTATAATTGCTTGTTTTTCATTTTTAGGCCTTTTGCTAGTCCATTTTAATTTTTTGCAGGCTATCCAACTTAAACATTGTGCTTTGTAATCTTTTCTATATAGATATATAATTTCATTTACATATTTTAATATTTTTTCAAATTGATCAATATTGAAATTAAATTGATCCGGCATCATTTTAACTATGAATTTATCTGTATATTTCAACACATTTACCGCATCGTCTATATTACTATATTTTTCTTTATCGTGTAATATTTCATATAAATTAATAATACCTCTTGATATATCAGCATTGATTTCACAGAATTCTGTGCTGCCGGAACGATAATTTGTTAATACCAAACATTTGCTTATGTTATCTGGTATTTTCATTATTTCTCCTTTAACCTTGTTGCTACATATATGTATTTTGTGCCCTCTGGACAACTCCATAGATATTCTTGTGCGTCTCTTTTGCAATTATCTAATTTTGTGTCTATGAATGTTTTTAAGTATTCTTT